ATGCTGCTGCTGCTGTAGTTGGAACAACACCTAATGTTGTAGATTTGGATTTAAATAGTCCAATAGTAGTACAACCAGGTGAATTTATACAAGTAGTTGCTAAGAATTTAGGAGTAGTTACCACGGCTGGAATAATAACTTCTATAGTTTCTTTTGGAGGATATTGGGAATAATATTTGGCGATAGTTTTTATAAAAGTCAGTCTTAATTGACTGGCTTTTTTTTATTAGTACATTTGTAGAATAAAAAATAATTTTTTATGGCTACTTTTAGATTTGATGTAAATACAACTGGAGTTATTCATTTAACGGCTAAATTGGAACAGTTGAATAAATCAGCATTCCCATCAGCAGTTAGAGCAACCCTGAGTGATGCAGCTTTTGAGATGAAAAGTAAAAATATTTTGGAATCGGCTAAAAGGAATATGAAGGTAAAGCAGCCTAATTTCTTCAAGGCAAATACTGGAGTTGAAAGGGCAAGATTTAATCGTAATGTAGAAGCAATGAAAGCCACTTCTGGATTTACAAATAAGCGGGGAGTTAAGGCAAACAAAGCGGTGAATTACGGTATGGAAGCCAATGAGGTTGGAGATACTGACAGTACAGGAATGATGTATAAAAAAGCAACAAGGTCTGGCCGTGGTTTGGTTAGGAGAAATAAATATTATGATAGAGGCAAATTAACCAAAAGCCGTGCAAGGAAAAAAGGAAATGCATATGTTCAAAGTGCTTTTGCATCATTGCAAGATAAAAAACCTGTAATGGTAGATACTAAGTCAGGTCGGGCAATGATTATGGTTAAAAGCATTACCAATTCAAAAGGGAAGCTTAGAATAAAATCAGATTTATTGATGTTGGATAGAACGGTTAAAAAAGCAAGAGCGAAAGCAACGTATTTTAACAAGGAGGCGGCCCAAAAAACCCAAAAGCAAATGGAAGGTTTCTATCAGAAGAATGCTGAATTTCAATTCGGTAAGATATGGAAGTGAAACATATATATATTAGAGTTTTTTTAATTCATTTTGATAAGCATTGTGCGCTTGTACCTCGTTGTTAAAACAGCCTAAATATTTTCTTTTTTTCCCAATCCTTATTTGAGCGATCCATTTTTCAGCCCTTGTATTCCAATTTACTCCAACAAATTGACTTGTTTTATTATGTCTGAATCTATCTTTTGAAGCATTATTCCTTACACTAGTTAATTGTAAATTCAGTTTGTTGTTATTTGTTTTTATATTGTCTTTATGGTCAACAATTATATTAAATCCATCTTGCTTGTGGTTTAAGAAAGCTATTGCTACTAAAACATGTATACTTTTAATAGAACTTTTACAATTTAAAGATAATCCAACAGTTAAATATCCTTTATTCCCAAGTGTTTGTTTTAAAATTCTATCTTTTTTAATAGCATAAGCTTGTTTGTTTTTAACATATCTTTCTAAATTTTTAATTCTTCCTAAATCACTTACTTGATATGAGTTCTTATAATCTGGAACGTCTCTCCATTCTTCAATTTTCCATTCTAAATCAAATTCGCAAAAGTATTCGATTGGCTCTAAATCTAAATTTTTGTAGTATTCCATTATTTTTAAAATATAAAACCCGATTAAAACAGGGTAGGACGCCTGAAATAATCGGGAATTAAAATGTTCGGTGATAGCAGTCCTACTTGCTTCGACAAATATATGAAATACAATTATTAAAAAACTACTACCTTTGAATAAAAATATTTTTTTTTAATTTAAAAAGATAAAATATGAGTTTTTATGACGAAATTGAGAATGTAGAATTTACTATTGAAACAGGAGATGGTTCAAAATATTTTCCACTTTGGAAGGGAGGAGAAAAGGAGGTTGAATATAACACAAGCCTTTTTGATTTTATAAACGTGAAAGGAACATTGGTTGACAGAAAAAAACCTCGATCACCGTTCTTTAATTTAGTGTTTTGGTTCCAAGGCTTAGATTACCTTGATATTGTTAGAAAGTTTGAGGTTTCGGCTGCTGATTCACGTCCATGGAAAGTTGAGCATCCTATTTACGGGAGCATAAAAGGCCAGCCACTTTCCTTCAAAAGAAATGATGATAATTTGAATTTAGTGGAAATTACCGTTCCTTTTTGGGAAAGTATCGAAATTGATTATCCATTTACCAATTACAGCATTAAAGATAATACCAGAGATAAGCGAACAAGTCTTTATGCTTTGGCCTCCCTTTCCTATGTTACAAACAATCCTGTTGCTTCCGCAGACATTCCTAAATTAAAAACAAGTATTTCTGATATGTCAGGATCTATGAAAAGTATGCAGGATAACTCTACATATTCAGAATTTCAAAATCAGTTGAATAAGGGATTGAAAGCAATTGATAATTTATTGGATGATCCGTTTAATGCAATTCAGAACATTCAGGCGTTTTTGGATTTACCTACAACTTATGCGCAGGTATTGGAAGCAAGGTTAGCAAGCTACGAGAGTATTTATTCTAGGCTAGAATCTACGATTAAGAGTGTTGCTGATAAGAAGTACTTCGAAAGCATTTCAGCTTCTCTAATCGCTTCTTTTAGCGTTGTTTTGGTTACGCCTGAAACAAGTGATTATGTTTTGGTTTCAGATGTGTTTAATGCTTCTCAAAGATTGGTTGTTTTGTATAACAAATATTTAACCAAATTGGATGAGCTGAAAGTATCTCTTTATGATGTGAATAATTCTTTTAATCCGGATGCAAGTGTACAATCTGAATTGAGTTCTCTGGTCTTGTACACAATCTCAAATTTATATAAACTTTCATTTGAAGCCAAAAGAGAAAGAATAATTGTTGTAGATAAAGATACCAACCCAATTTTATTAGTTCATAGATACATGGGTATGGACTCAGATGATGAAAATTTGGCTAATTTTGTTGCAACAAATAATATAAAATTGAGAGAGCTATTCTTAGTAAAAAAAGGGCGTGAGGTGAGATTCCAAATATAAAAATATTTTTTTTTTGAAATAAAATATTTTTTTTACAACAAATAAAAACAACATGGAAATAATAGTTGGTATTTATAAAATAACTTCACCATCAGGAAAAGTATATATCGGTCAAAGTATAAATATATACAAAAGATTTAAAAGGTATAATAAGTTAGATTGTAAGGGGCAGTCTAAATTATTTAGATCTTTATTTAAGTACCATCCTGAAAATCATTTTTTTGAAATAATACACGAATGCTCTGTAGAGGAATTAAATATAATGGAAAGACATTATCAAGATTTATATAACGTAACTGGTATTAATGGGCTTAATTGTGTTTTGATTGAAACCGATACAAAAAGAAGAGTTATAGACAAAGAAACTATAGCAAAAGGAGTTAAATACCGAACAGGAAGAAAACAATCCGAAGAAACTATACGTAAAAGAATTGCTTCACGAACTGGATTAAAAATGACTCCAGAAGCAATGATTAACATAAACTTAGCTGCAAAAAGAAGAATTGGAATACCCCTTTCAGAAGAACATAAAAGAAAAATAGGTGAAAAAGGAAAAGGAAAATTTCGTTCAGATGAAACTAAGTTGAAAATGTCTATAGCACAAATAGGGCGTAAAGTGAGTGAGGAAACTAAATTAAAATTATCTGTGATTAGCAGTAATATGAGTGAGGAACACAGAAACAAAATAAGACAGTCTAAATTAGGAAAAACACATTCAAAAGAAACTAAAAATAAAATGTCTAAATCTCATAAAGGAAAATTTTTTTCAAATGAAAGAAAACATAATATGAGATTAAATCATGTAAAGCAAGTTTATTGTTTAGAAACAAGTTATATTTATGAGTCTGTTTCTGATTGTGCAAGAAAAAATAATTTTAAAATTAAAACCCTACATGCAAAGTTAGGTGGACAAAATAGAAATAATACTTCTTTTGTTTATTATGATGAATTAATACATATTACGCTATGACTATAAAAATAAATGGAGTTTTTGTCAATTTGTTTAATAACGGAAAGATAACTTTGAAGTTGGATTCCATTGGATCAACTTTTGAATTTTCAAGCCATTTTGTTGCTAATAATATTGAGCATCAAGTAATATTCAAGCCACTACAATATAGGGCGATTGAGTTTTTCAATTCAGAAAACAAATTAATTTTTACAGGAACAATTCTAAATCACGTGTTCAAGAGCGATAAGGGGCGAAACTTGGTGGTGTTCTCGGGCTACAGCAAGTGCGGTATCTTGGAGGATGTGACCATTCCTGTTAAGAACTACCCATTAGAATCTAATAACCGATCATTGATTGATATTGCAACTCGTTTGTGTGGGTTTTATGGTATCAAAGTTTCAGTATCTAAAAATGTTTCCAACCTTGCCAATACGGCTGTAAAAGCTAAAACAGGATTAAAGGAAAAAACTGATTTGAAGAGTTTGGAGGCTAAAAGCAAAAGTGTATTTGGTAGAACCTCAGCTGGACCAACTGAAAGCGTAAAAGATTATTTGGCAAAGTTATGCTCCCAAAAAAATATTATTTTATCACATGATGAGTTTGGAAATGTTCTTTTGTTTCAGCCTGAATATGACCAGAAGCCAAAGTTTTTCTTTGATAAGTATAATACTTTAGAAATGTCTCTTTCATTCAATGGACAGGCTTTGCATTCTGAAATTGATATTGTGAGCCAACCAAGTGATGATAACGAGGGAGTTTCTTTGACCGACAAAGCAATAAATACCTTGATTCCAATATTTAGACCAACAACCAAAGTTTTAACAAGCGGGGAGGAAACTGACACAAAACAGGCAGCAAAGAATGAATTGGCAGCGGAACTCAAAGCAATTCAATTATCAATAAAATTACAGGGTATTTTTGATACTCTTTATCCTGGAGAAATTATTAATTGTCATAATCATTACATATACAATTACGCATATAATCGCTGGATGATTGAAAGTATAGATTATATTTTTGATGAAAAGGAAGATACAACGGTATTAAATTGTTTGATACCCGAGGCATTCACTGGCGGGCCTAAAATAAGAAATATTTTATATAATCATGTTACAGCTGATTTCCATAGAGAACCTACTTTAAACGAAGAAAATCCTCTATACACCAATGATACATCTATATTATAAAAGCTTTATGAAAAGAAAAATTTTTTTTTTTGAAAACACAATCTAAAAAAGAAAATTTTTTTTTTGAAAACACAATCTAAAAAAGAAAATTTTTTTTTTGAAAACATAAAATTATGGGAATTACATTAGCAAAAGTAAGAGAAACATTTGTTGAAAAAGGGAAACTGATTATAAAATCATTAACCTATAAAGGAGCGGCAACAGCAAAGCAGGTCACGCCATTCGGAATAGATAGCAATCCTTTGGGTAATTGGACAGCCATTTACGCAGATACCACCAACGCAGGGGAGGCGGTTATTTTGGGTTACATCAATAAGAACTACATCACGGAGCAGGGAGAAATACGCATCTACTCAATAGGGGACGACCAGACGGTTAAGGCTTATGCGTATGCCCGCAAAGATGGGGTATTGGAGCTTAACGGGTCCGCTTTTTCTTCGGTTCGTTTCCAAAGTTTGAAAATTGCCATTGATAATAATGATTCTTTGATTAATGCGGAATTGGCCAAAATAGCAACCGCCATATCGTCATTAGGTGGCACTTATATTGTTGCTCCTGTAGATACTAATCTGCTTAATACTGAAAGTGCCACCGTTAAACTAAAATAACATGAAAATAGATAGATCCTTTTCAATATTATATTATATACTTATTGTGGGTATAATATTCTCTTTTATTGTTAGATTGTTTAGTAATAATAAAAGATAATCCTACAAACTGTAAAAAAACTTTTAAACGTGAACTCTAGTAAAATAAGGGCTTCACGTTTTTTATTAAAAAAACTTTGTAAAAAACTTAAACAAAAGTTTGGATATGTAAAAATGAATTGTATCTTTGACCCAACAAATAACAACAACTTTAAAACTTCTGACACATGAAAAATTCAATCTTAACAATCGCAATCACATTATTAGTTTCTTTTTCTTCAATGGCAAACAACACAATCGACGAAAGTACACTTTGGAACAACACAGGAAAAGAATTGACCTTCAAAAAAGGAGATACCGTTAAAATAAAAAACGGTTCTAAAAGTTCCGCTTATGTTTTGAGTGGGAAAGTTCAACACGTTTGCAATAAATCATACATCAAAGTAAATGGTTATTTCGTTGCCATTGCTGATGTTGAGGTAATTACAAAATACAATACAGTTAAATAATTAATCAATCTTTAAAATACAACATCATGAAACCAATAAAAACCCTAGCAAACAATCAATTTTCAATTGAAACAGAAAACAAAATAGTATTTCAAAGTTATAATACTATAGTTTGCGAAATAACAAATTTTGAGAACGGTAACGAACCGGTTATTAAAATAACAGAAGGACAGCCACAAAGCAAAACAACTGCAAAATATTTGAACCAATTTTTAGCTCTTCACACATCACACAATAATTACAAAAACCTTTAAAAATATACTATCATGAAACTATCACAATTAAGAGACGTAAAAGAATTATCTATTGAATTAGATATTGACTTCAAAGAATTAGTAGAAAATTTAGAGTCAGAAAATGACGATTTTGAGTTAGGAGATTACAGATTTATTTCAAATTCTGAAATAGATCAAATTCAACAAGATGAATTAAAAAGTGATTTATACGTTTTAGGTTCCTTTAATGCTTCTTTTATCGCTGAGAATACAAATATACCATACAAAGCTATTGAAGCACTACAGAAAGCAGATGCCTATGAATCATTAGGGGAAATGATGGAGGATAATATTGAAGAAATTCAAGAAGAATATGCCCGCTTAGATGGTTATGGACATCATTTTGGTAGATATGATGGCAATGAAAACGAAATTAAATTAAATGATATTGATTACTATTATTTTAAAGTTAATTAGTCGTTTGAGCGACTGAAAACAGGTTTTAGGCTCAAAGCGTTGCCCTTCGGGGCGGGTAACACAAAAACAAATTACCATGCAAAACATTGAATTATCAGATTTGCCAAACTTGGTAAACTGGAGTAGAGAAAATCTTTTAAATTGGTTATCATGGAATGATAGAAACGGCATTTTTACGGACAAACAAAGCGAAGCCGAAGGAATGCAACCAATGACAAAAATAGAAGCTTTGGAGGTTATTAATAGAATCGTTACAGAAAACAACTAAACAACAACAATCTAAAAAATAAGAATCATGAAAAATCTAAAAACAGAATTATTGATAAATGCGGTCATTATGTTGGCTATTGGTGTAATGGCGTCTTGTGCAGGATATGCGGTAAGACAGGGCGAAGTTTTGCAAAGTGCAAAAGAAGTTTTAAAGCAAAAAAAGACCTGTTATGATGTTTATGACTTGGAGATGATTGTTTTTGGTGAACCTCAACTTTAGAATTATGAGAACCAAACCAAGACAATCAAGCGATATAGAAAAGATAGTAAAAATAGTTTACGTGTTCTTTTCGATAGTGGGAGTTTTAACAATCATCTTAAATTAAAAGCTATGAAAACGCATGTTATAGAACAAATTGACCAAGAAGGAATCCAATATAATTGGATTGCTATTGACGAACACACCGCAAGAGAGTTATATGAAATTGGGGTAGAATTATATTTTGTTCGGGGAGATGCCGAGGGTAGAATAGATAATGAGGGTGATTTAAATGAGGCAATCGAATGTGATGCGGTATGTGTAGAAGATACTTATAACGCCTGTTTGGAGTTTATAAAATGGTATAACCAACAAAATACCAAATCATGAAACAATATACCCACCAAGAAAAAAAGTACATATTATCAAAGGTAATCGGTATAAGATGGGAGGCAATCCCGCAGAGCTTGAAAGCCTTTTGGCTTGAATGGAAACTTAAAAACTAAAAGTTATGGGTAATTTAATCACATCAGAAAGAAAGACTTATTTTATAAAAACAAAAATAAGTCCTACCTGCATACAATCAATAGTTTTTCTGACAGGATGGCAAATGATTTGCTTTTTATCTAATATTAATGCGGAGGCGCAAAAAAACTAAAATCCATGAATAGAGACCAAAAAAGAGAATACAACGAAGCTAATGAGATGGATTACCATTATGCCCCATTCACGGAGGCAAGGCGGGAACTTCGGGCGCAGTGGAACGGTACACGAAAGGACTGGAATCACTTTCTTTATGATGCTGAAAGGAAATACCAAGCAAAAAATAAATAACATGAATAAAATAATGAAATTGGTGATTTGGCTAGCTTTTAATAAAATAACGCCTTTGCCACAGCATATTGAGCCGATTGTAAAAACATTAGTGTTTTATGCTTTCTTTTTAGGCTTTATATTAACAAATATCGCTTTTGGTTTGTTATTATTGATTTTAGGATTTTTTAATTAACATTTAAGCCCTTAATATTTAAGGGCTTTTTTATGCCTTATAATTACCCCAATGGATAATAATCTATTGGGGTTTTACTTTTATGCTTGGTTAGTAGTTAATGGCAGGGGGGGGGCTATTTTGCAATTATGTAAAATCCAAATCAAAAA